GCACGCATCTCATAGATACTGGCCATCTCTTCATCAGGCTCGATCATCTCTTCTGGTTCTTCTGTCTCTTCAGATTCGTATGACGACTTGACCTGCATCAGTATGGCCATGACCTGATCGATCGCTTCTACGAAGTCTTCGTTGCGGCTGCTCACGCGGCTCGACTCTTCCAGATCATCTATCGATGTCAGTGTTGATGTTTTGTGGCCGACCAGAGTATCGGTTGCTACCCACCCATCATCTCCTTCTTTGTAGATGCGAATGAGTGCTGCAGGGTCATCTGGTGTGCCAGTGATAGTGAAACTGCTGTCAGGTATATCGATCTCGCCATCTGTGACGATGCGCTCTATGCGACCGCGAGCGATTCCGCCTGATGAATCCCATGATACGAAGTCACCTGACGAGAGTGCTCTAGTCATCTGATCAGTCATCTCGTCGATCGCTCTGATCTCACCTATTGGCTCGACATCTTCTGACAGAGACACCACGACCATCTGATCGATCGCATCTTGCTTCACAGCATGACAGCCAATGGTGGTATATGTGCCATCACTCTCTTGCTTTACTGTCGCCCATGTAGAGCAGTCTGTCTGTAGTTGAGATATTCCGTATGGCATGTCTAGTCGCTGTCTGGTGTGAGAACTCTCACATTGGTAGTGCCTGTGTTTGCGACACCATAAAGTGTCTCACCGAGTGGCAGATGTATCTCGATCGTTTGATTGTTTGGTAGGTGCAGACCAGATGATGATGTGACTGCACTATCGCCCAGATATGTGCTGCCACTTGTCGTGTGCAGATAGCAGATGCGATTCTGATCATCTGCTGATATCAGCAGAGTAGGTGATGTGGTGACTGTGACTGCTACTGATTTCATCGTGATCTCTTCGGTGGGTCTGCGTCTGTGCCGAGTTGTGGCTTCTCATCGCCTTCAATACCTGAAAGCGGTGCACCTGCGATACCGATCACGAACTGATCGCCGCCTTCATATGGCTCACGGTTCTCTTGCTGTCTCGCTTCGTTCGGTGACAGTGTGCCAGACATGATCTGTACCTGCTGTGCACGCACACGAGTGATCAGATCGGCTCGCATGAACTCGTCAGCGTTGAACCTGACTCGCTGTGTGAGTGGCAGCATCTCGCTGATCGCATCTTCGAGTCGGCGCATAAATGGAAGCAGTGTGTATCGAACGAAGTTCACACCAGCCGATTCAATGTTCTGATAGGTCTGTGTGTCGCCACCTGTACCTGCGATCAGGTGCAGTGGTATGCGATAGACGCGAGCGATGTCTCGCACGATTGCTTCACGATGTTCAAGCATCTGCATGTCTGCAGCACTGGTGGTGATCGATCGCCACTTCAGGCCGCCTGTGAGTACAGCAGGTTTGCGTCTGCGTGTATGCGCATCTTCCCATGAGTCACGCAAGATCTGTGCCTGCTCTGTGGTGATAGTCGTGTCAGTCTCTAGCACGCTCGATGGCGTAGCACCTTCACCATAGAACTGAGATAGGAATCTATCCATCGCGATCGACATGCCGATCGTATTCTTCATGGCTTCGAGTGGTGAGATGCCGACGATCTGGTTCGGTAGCAGCAGCCAATGTATTGACCTGATCTCTTTGTCGGTGAGCGTCTGCTTGTTCTTCAGGGTATAGACGATCGAGCCATCATCTGCATATACCTGACCCTTGATGTCTCGTGGGTGTATGTTTCGCATCTCAGATGGCAGACCACCTGCACTGCGCGGCGCATAGATGTATGCGTTGCCATGTATGGCGAGTGTGAGAACGGTCTGATGAATGAACTCGAACATCGTTTGATGTTGGTTCGGTTTGATCAGTACAGATGGTGTCGGTAGTCGCTCGATGCGATCAGCCTTCTGCACAGTGAGTTCGAGTGGCATGCATGCGATCGAGTCAGCGAGCAGGTTCGTACATGCGAGCACTGATGATGATGCGAACGCTGTGAGTTCGGTGACGATCTCACCTGACCAGTTGTTGTAGTACGGGCGTGCAGTGATCTGGTATGGGTCGATGCTTGTAGGTAGCGCACGACGCTCATTGTTCTTCCAGAGACTCATGCGATGAGACCGCCGAGCGCGATGAGACCGATACCAGCGACGATGAGTGCGAGCGGTATCGAGACTGCAGATACGCCGATAACTATGAGACAGCCACCGATTACTTCGATGCCTGTAGTGAGTGCCTGTCTATTCATGACCATACCTGCACGATGTTAGGTGATATTGCAGTCGCCTGTCTTGATGTCGCTCTGTCGAGTGCCATCACGAGTGCGATTGCTGCGTCGATCTTACGCTTTGATTTGCCTTTAGACAACCGCCAACCCTGATCGGTCATGCGCTGTGCTGCGCTGAGTACCTGATCTGTGTATGTCGGTGAGCCATCGTGAGTCACTTTGCGATTGACGATCTGCTCATATGCGTGACCGCATGCAGGTATCATGCGTGCGCTCGACTGTGGGAACTCGACCATCGGCAGACCATCATCTGCTAGATGCTCGGCTGATCGTTGGAAGTATGCAGGGTCATAGACGAACTCTTGCACTGTGTAGGTGCGATGTATCTGGCGCAGATACTGCTCGACACCAGCCACATCAACGCCTTCGTCACGCGGCTGCCATATCTGTGAGCGTGTCACGACGACACCATCACGCTGCGGCTGTGCAATGACTACAGCGATCGAGTCATGCTTCAATGCCATGTCTAGGCCGACCCACACAGGCAGGTCGATGTCGAGTGTGCGATCTGAGCGGCAGCCTTCCCAAGCACCTGCAGGAAGCCATGACTCTTGTGCACGAACCCACTGATTCAAACGCCAACGACGGAACGCTGCTTCATCGGTCTGCAGCATCGCAGTGCGCATATCGTCTCGATCGAGTAGATGCTCATAGAGATTCGGGTTCGATATCTGCCATGCCTTCTGATCATCGATCGCACAGTCGGAAGGTGCTTCCCACCACCAGAAGCCGAATGATGGGTCATCGATCTCGCCTGCAGCGCACTGCTTCCCATACTGATACAGGCGGCCTGCCACAGTGTCTAGGTCATAGCCTGCCGTTGTGATTGACACCACCAGTGGCTCTAGTCGTGCACCAGAGCCAAGCGTCATCTGATCGTAGAGATCGCTCGTGCTTTGATTCCACAGTTCGTCAAAGAGCACAAGTGACGGGTTGAGTCCAGCCTGACCTTTGAACTCTGACGACAGCACGCGCAGGATAGAACCGAAGCGCGGCATCTCGATCACATCGCGATACACCTTGCACTCTGCTGCCAGTAGCGGCGACGACATCACCTGATTCTTCGCTTCGTTGAAGATGATGCGTGCCTGCTGCCTGTCACCAGCGACGACATAGTTCTCTGCACCAGACTCACCAGCGATCAGACCGTACACAGCGATCGTGCTACCCATCAAAGACTTCCCATGCTTACGCGGTAGGCCTATGAGTGCACGCCTATATCTGAGCCTGCCCTGTGGTGTGCGCTCGAACAGTGCACGCAGCAGCCACTTCTGCCATGCAGTGAACTCTAGAGATGAGCCTGCGCGGAATCCTTTGAGCACGACGAAGTGATCGCGTGCGAAGTCGATGATCTCATCGCCATCGGTAGCAGTGTGCAGTCTCGGTGTATAGAAGGTTGGCTGCCATCTATTCGTTGGCAGCATTCCTCTTTGCTTCGATGCGTCGCCTGATGTCTTGGAACTCATGTTTCTTCACTTCCCCTATGCCTAGCGTCGCGCGGTCAGTAGGTGAGAATCCTATCTGAGCAAGCAGACTGGTGATCTGTCTATCGATCTCACGCAGACCGCGCCGCTCACGCCATGCAGATGTGTCAGTGAACACCATCTGTCTCAGCACACTGCGCTCATCTGTCATCTCACATGCCATGAGAACCAGATCACCATCGAGAGAAGGCCTGAGCCATGACGCGCCAGAAGTCCAGACACGCTGCCACAGTGCGCGGCCATGCTGACCGAGTGGCCGATGCGGTTCAGGTATCTGCGATGCGAGAGATGGCAGTGCAGTGATCGATGCCTGCGATGGCAGTTTGCGGCCGCCGACATTACCGAGCCGACGCTTCTGCTCGACTGGCTTCGGTTTGCGCCCAGAGTTCTTACCACCCACCAGAGTACGCCCAGTCTCGGTGTGTCGCGATCTCTCGCTGCCTGCTCACTCTCAGCCATCTGGCCATGACCGCCAGAAATAGCGATATTTCGCTGATGCGTGCGCGAGTC